CAGATCACCGCCAAACTCGACGGTGCAACAGAAACTCTCTATGGATCATACGACAAAGCCGAAGCTGAATACGAGCTAGAAGCTACACGGGACTCATGGAAAGACGAAGGATACAGGGGCATCAAACTCGGCTGGAAAGCCACTGACGAAGCCCCAGACGCAGGCATCTACGGCAAGGCTTTTATAGCCAAGCAGGTGCCGAAGGTCAGCCCGAACGTCCAACGAATCCAACGCCAACTCGGAGCTTCACTGCTACCTTGGTAACACCCAGCTCGCACCCCACAAGGTGCGGGCTTTTCGGGTAGAAGCAGGTCGCTTCAAATCAACCAATAACCAATCCAAATATGACAATTGAATACATCACCTTCGGTATCATCGACAACCTCGTAATGATCATCGGCGCCATGACTGGCATCGAGGTCGAGAATTACCTCCCGAAGGCGTTCCAGAAAGGTCTCGGCGTAGTGGTCGGGGCTGGACTAGGAAACGCCACCAGTGACTGGCTCGGAGGAGCCGTTGCAGGCAACATGGGAATGGCAAATGGCACCGCCGTAGGATGCCTTATTGGACTGGGATTTATCCCAGCCATACTGCTCATCAAAAACCTACGGAAAGCCAAGCATGCGTCCAAGTAATACCCCAGCTCGTACCCTCACAGGTGCGGGCTTTTTGGGTAGACGGATGTCCCGTCAAATCAACAATCAACCAATCAGAAATATGGCAAAAATATACACATGCACAGCAACTATCCGAGTAACAGTTCAAGCGGACGATGAGTTCGACGCACCCTACGAAGCGGGGATGCATTTGGACGTAGGAGACATCGACTGGGATGTCGAGGAAGGCTCATCCGAAGAGTCCAGTTCGTCCCAGTCCCTTACGAACGTAACTACTAAAGCGTAGCAATCCAACAGCCCGTATCCAGTCCATCTGGTGCGGGCTTTCTGGGTGCAAGCACACTGCTTCAAATCAACATAACCAACCAATGAAAATATGAGTAAAACAAACGTAGAAAAAGTAACTGCCGCGATGGACTTCGGCTCACCGCTGAACCAAGTCGTGATACTGTCCGCAATTGAAAAATACTGCGAGCAGGTGCTGAAGTTAGAGGAAGCCCCAGAGAACTGGACGAATGGTCTAGTCAGCTGGGAAGCTTGGAAGCAATCATGCAAGGACGTAGAAAGGAGAATATTTGAATGATCATAAAGACCAACATCAACGATTACCACGTAGAACTTGAGATCGACCCGCTCGACGATCCTAGCACTCAGTGCTGGGTATCACGAGGTCGTTATTCGGCTAGCCTGTCCTGTCTATCGGACACTGACAAGTTGACGAATGGCACCGACCACGAGCATTCAGTCCCAGACCAAGTCATTCATAAGATTGAAGACTGGGCATTAGAGAACGGCTACTAACCAATAAAACTATGCACAACAAATATAAATACCTAGTTACCGTAGGGAACCACCCTGCGTTCGACGAAATTGAATACTGCACAACAGAAGCCAAAGCCGAGAAGGTCATGCTTAAGCTGTCCAAGAAATACGTCAACACTCAGATTGACATGGCTAGCTTAGATGAATCCACGGGCGATTGGGAATGGGGTGCAGGTCTATTCACCACGTCAACTCTCGGATAAACCACACAGCCTCCTAGCTATTCGCTAGGGGGCTTTTTGGGTAGATGCATTCCGCATCAAATCAACATAACCGATACAAACTATGAACACAAAAGTAAAAGTATATAATATCACTTGGAACTACTCCAAAAACCCCAGCGATGGAGACTCTCACACACGGGTTTCTGTCGGTGCTTGTCCCTTTGAAGTATGGGGCGATGACGATGATTGGACAGAAAGCCAACAAGAATTTGACCAACGCATTTGGCACTCCTTCGACAACATGGATGAGCTAAAAGAATACACCGTTCCTTGCGAGGGTGCTACTGGCAATCACGCATTTATAGACGATGAATGGTATATTACCTCTTACGATTTCGACCACGAGTTAGACCTAGCAACACTAAAATAACCACACAGCCTCACCTCACAAGGGTGGGGCTTTTGGGGTAGACGGACACGCCGTCGAATCAACCAATACAACTATGAATACAGAAACAAACATCAATCAACTCGCTAGCGAGATCGCAACAGAGATAGTCGAGCATCGCATCGGCTCTCACTTAACGTGGGATAAATTCGAAGACGGATCGGAGTGCTTCACTGAAGAGGCACAAGACCTGTTCATCGAACTATACGACATCGTCCACAATAAACTAATACAACTATGAATACAGAAACGAAGCACAAGGAATACAGCAAGATCACTACCGAGCATCTCACACTTGAGAACTCGTTTGGAATAATCAGAGAAAACGCAGAGGTTAAACTCAACTGCACGGTCGGCATCAAGGACAGCACCTACGGGTGGTTTGAAATCTTCGACGAAGAAACGGGCGGACATGACTGGCACGCCGAGGGCGGTCTCTGGTTCGACAACAAGGACGTCACCGATTACGACGGCGTCTTTTCTCTACCTTCTGGAGTCCTAGAACTTTTGAAGGACAACGGATTCAACACAGAGGAGGTGGACGTATGAAGACACTTAGAATCATTCTAATTACGGCACTGACCTCACTGTCGAACCTGTCGGCTATTGAAGAGCTTACGCTCGAACAGTTTGTCGCGGCTACGCTCATCCTAGAAGCGGGTGGAGAATACGACAAGGGCGCTATGCAGGCAATATATGAGGTGATACTCAAACGAGCCGAAAAACGCAAGCTCACAGCCAAGCAGGTGTGCTTACAGCGCAAGCAGTTCAGCTGTTGGAACAGCGGCAGGATTGATGCCCTACTAGGCAAGGCTAAGAGGCACCCTCGGTGGTACGAGGCACTCACTATCGTGCATTCACCCCCGACCGATTACACGGGCGGTGCGGATCACTATCACGCTGACTACTGCGAACCTTACTGGGCTAGTTCCATGCAAAGGACTTGCAAGATTGGTCAGCACATCTTCTACAAATAACCAACTAACACCCAACGAACCATGAAAAGTATAACCGAAATAATATCTGACCTGTCCATCGACGTAGCCTGTTTACTCGATGAGCCAGAGGACGTAACGAAGGAGGACTTAATTAAAATGCAGGACTCCATCACTGAACTAGAGAACCAACACAGCCTTGCCCCCGATGGCTCACACCTACGGATTGGTCAGGCATACATTGTGGAAGGCAAACCTATGGTGTTAATGGACACCTCATACGGACGCTATGCCTTCACTGACGGGCGATACGGCTTCGGTCGAACGCTCGGCAGTCGGGCGTCGGACTCCAAGATCCTCGACAGTCTCAAGATAGCCGAGGGCGTTAACCCACAGACCATAATCGACGAACTCCAAGAGAGCGTGAAGAGCATGGTTGAACACTACAGAAAATAATTATGACACAAATGCACAATACAAACGCCCGTGGTGGCATCTACTTAATCACAGCATCTCACGGATGGTGCGTGGACGCTAACCCGTTCCGAGCCTTCGTTTCACTAGCCAACATTGGCAACGTGACAGGTGAGTTCGTGAGAGCAGTAACGCCTAACGGTAAATCAATTAAGGCATCCGACAGCTCCGTGACTGTTTACTACATCCCAGACTGGGGTAAGTTCAGCTACATGGAATACGGAAAGCCGATGGACTCAGTCGGTCGAGAGATAGGATTCATCCTATTCTCTGGCGTGGACGATCATGCCAACATCGACAGGCTCACGGACTTACTTAATAATAACTAACGACATGGACATAGAAGCATACCTAAAAACCATTGATGAAAAAACAGATGTCATGCGGAGGTGCATGGCCTACCGACAGAAGTTTGAGAGATGGGACGAAGATTTTATTCCTCTCGATGACATGAGTATCGATCAGCTATGTAACTACTATACATCCACAGAAAAAATAATCAAAAACAAATAACATGACGAAAAAACAAATCGAAAAGAAGATAGAGTTCCTGTTCAAGCTGGTTCACAACTGCGGTGGTGACTACTTGGACTACTGCGAGGATAGCAACACCATCAACGCTTGGTGCGTGAAGGGGCGTGTTTGGAATGATTCCAAATGCAGGGTAATATCAGAACCCAGAACCCTAGAAGGTGAGGCTATGCTCATTGAGCGAGTAAACGATGGCTCCACTTGGTATCCAAAGGATCTCGTTCGAACCCTGTTGCACCACATACGGAAGCACACTGACCACACGCACATCGAGGACGATGACGGCGGCACCTTATCCATCAAACAAATACTCACGGCCTTTGAGGAGCCAACAGTAGCCAGCCATGATATCTAGACTTGACCAAGACCTCCCGCAGGGTAAGCGTATCATCATGGTAGAACCAGTTGAGCGACACCCAGAGCTTGAGGCTTTCTTAGAAGCCCTCAATGGAATCTCCCCCAAGCAGGCGGTGCAGGCTGGCATCTGTGCTGTCTGTAAGGAGGAGGCTAATGAGTTCACCGATGCATTGTCCGTTACCGAATACGCGATATCTGGACTGTGTCAGAAATGCCAAGATGAAATATTCGACGAACCCACAGAACTATGAACCTAAAAATACACACATACCCAGATGGTCGAGCAGATCATCTTGACCCCTATGACCAGATCCTGCTAGTAAACGAACAAGGCAAGTTTGTTATTCAGCAAGCGGGCGAAGGTCTACGGGATGGAGATCAGTACGCAATCCCACCTCAGAGTGAGCTACCACCTAGACAAGCATCGGACGTAATGTATTACTTCGCGTCCAATCAGATGACTCACGACTGGGAGGTCAACCTCGACGGGGACGTTGAGGCCGTTAATATCTGGAGCAAGAACAGTGCTAGGCTGGTAACGCATCCATTCTCTGAGAATCTGAACTCGACTCTACTTGAGGCGATTGAATACGTAATGGATCAAGACGAAATCTGAACCCACATAAGGGGGTTGACACCGATAGGGTGGGGGGCTTTTATAGCCCTTCACCCTTTTTTTTCAAAAAATATTATGGCTCACTTCTACAATTGCAACGACGTCCTGAACCCAGAATTTGAACCAGATATCGAGACGCCCGCAAAGGCTCGGAAGCAACACAAGGTCTACCCATCGGTGACCACCGTGCTAGGGATAGTAAAGGACGCATTCCTTGACGGCATCTACAAGCCCAGGATGATCACCTCCCTAGCAAGAGAGTATCCGAACCTAGTATGGCAGGAGATTGAGCGTTTGACCTACGGCACAAGGACGCACCCGATTACGGGGGACACGATTGAATCCTCCACGTTCGGCACGACAGTCCACAAGGTTATTGAGGATCATATTCAATACGAATTCTTGGGAGCCGAGGATCAGCCACAGCCCAGTGCATGGGACGAGTGGGCGATGCCATTCGTAGAGTGGGTTCGGGACAATGGCGTTAAGCCAATAGCCTGCGAGCGAATCATAGCGAATAACCGAATCAAGATTGCGGGGAGCGTGGACTTCATCGGCCATGACTCCGAGGGCAAAGTTTTTCTAGCGGACTACAAGTGCAGGACTAACACGAAGGGCAAGGCTAAGACCTATGACAAGGATTGCCAACAGCTTGCAGTAGAAGCATTTATGCTAATGAAGGAACACGATCTTCAATACCTGCCCTCCTGCATATCCGTTATAGTTGATTGCGAAACGAAGAAGCACTACCACAAGGAGTGGGGACAAAAACAAATGGAGGAAGGCATCAAGATAGCGAGGAAGTGTGCTGAACTTTATTGGCTACTTAGAATGTAATGGATACAAAAAATACTCAGGATATAGAATACTACTTGGATTGCTGTGACCCGAATGCAATCCGATTCGACGGCCTCGACGAGGCGGTCATTGGCGTAGATCACGGAGGACAATTGTGCTACCTGCACAGTAAGATGGTGGACATCTTTATGTCCGATGACGGCATGACAGACCTGGAGGCAATGGAATGGATTGATTACAATGTCATTGGTGTGAACGCTGGCGCAGGATTCACCGTGGTATTCGATGACTGAATACAGGATTGAATACACCCGTAAAGATATGCCAGAGGGATACGTAGGTCGGACATTAAAGTGGGCGCACAACCCAAGCGATGCAGTTAAATTGATACTACAGAAAAACCCCGACAAGACTGGCACCTGTGTTTTTAAGAGAGGTGGCACGGGTAAGATAATTTCCGTTGAAGAAGTAACTTAATACTAACCCAATCCCCTACCGCACCATGAAGACATTTGATTTTATCGATAGCCCCAGCTGGAACAGAGGCCAGAACGTCGAGACATCCTTCCAAGACATCCTCGATGAACGAGGTATAAAATACAGGCGCTCAACCCTTGAGGAGCAATACAAGCACTTTGATTACATCACCGAACGGGGGACGATTGACGTCAAGGCTCGCAAGAGAGTCAATAGAAGCGACAGCTCCGAGCAGGACGAACTGGTCTGGCTGGAGTTCAAGAACACTGCGGGTGACCGAGGGTGGCTGGCGTCGGATGTGGATTACATTGCCTTCGAGAGGCAGGATGATTTTGTTCTGATCAAGAGGAAGTATCTTTACGAAATGGCCAGTAAGAAGTGCAACCTGGATGACAAGGTTAACCGTGGATCAGATGCATTGTATAAAGGATACACGAGGAACGGCCGTAGCGATTTACTCAGCATTGTAAAAATGAGCGACATCCTAAATCTCCCCGTACAATTACTTGATAAATAATTATGACTTACTTACCTCAAAATAAGATAAAAGAATACAGAGAAAACAACAAGCCCCTGTGCTGTCCCATCCTTGCCACAAAAAAAGATGACTGGGTTCTGGACCACGACCACCAGACTGGGTTGGTCCGAGGTGTTATATCCAGACAGGCAAACAGCCTACTAGGAAAGGTGGAGAACTTCTACATGAGGATGTGCAAGGGAGAGAAGGAACACTTACCTGGTGTGCTTGATGCGATGGCCGCATACCTTGAGCAAGAGACCCTGGATGTCCTTCACCCCGTGGGACTTATACAACTTACAAACAAGTTTAAAAACAAGTTGACAGCCCAAGAGCAGACACTAGAACTTAAATCCATTGGCGCAACTGAGGACGAAATCAACAACTGTTCCAATCAGAACCATCGCTCCGAACTTTACCGTAAACTAATAAAACAAAGTTATGACAGATAAAAACATACGCAAAAAACTACAGGGGATACAGTCCTCTTTGATAGCTCCTAAGGGACAGACTAATAAATTCGGTGGATACAGCTACCGATCCTGCGAAGATATTCTTACTTCACTAAAACCACTACTGGCAGAGTGGGGTTGTTGCTTAATTATATCCGATGAAATTGTTGAGAAGGGTGCCAAGTTGTTTGTTGAAGCGACAGCAACTCTTTATGATACCGACACCTCGGACCTATTATCTTCAAAGGGAGAAGCGGAACACGCCGAGACCAAGAAGGGAATGGACCAGGCACAGATCACTGGCTCTGCTAGTTCCTATGCACGTAAATACGCGCTTAACGGCCTCTTTGCTATCGATGATACCAAGGACCCAGATGCAACCAACAAGCACGGCAAGGACAGTCCTAAGCCCGTCAACAAGACTACTGAATTTTAACCCGCAATAATAATAATAATACATACATATGGCAACATACAGAGAAAACACAGGACTGCTCGGCATCAATGACCGCAAGCAGAAAGAAAACCATCCAGACTACAACGGTAAGATTTTCGTTACCAAGCCAGGATTATACTACCTCAAGGGGTGGAAGAAACAAGGGAAGAGCGGCCAACCATTGCTATCCCTAGCCGCGGACTACGCGCCTGAGGATAAACAGCTAGAGGCATCTGAAAATATTCAGGAGGTCCCTGTTGTTACCCCAAACATAGACGACGCACCGTTCTAAATCGTGAAGGACTTCGATAAGATATGGTGGGACCAGTTCCGCCGAGATGAAGTTGAATCCATATTGGAGATGACTGCTAATAAGAACACGGACTACACGGGAGGTGAGAGTTGCGAAAACCCATTCGCTAACTTTGATGGCTCAACTGAGTTCGGGGTTCATCCTCTTACTGGAGTCTGCATCAGGATGCAGGACAAATTCCAGAGAGCTAAGGCTTTCTGTACGGATGGTCAGCTTAAAGTTGTTACTAAAGGCGATCAATCCAAGGACATATTCCGCGACCTAATAGGCTACTCGTTGATAGCCATAGGGATGCTCGATAGAGCTGAAAAGGAGTAACTCCGCATGATAGAATGCTTGGCCCTTTTGCACGTTGCAGGGGGGTCAAGTATACTACATAACATTACTACAAAATATATGAACGAGAAGATGATGGAAGCCACTGAACTTACAATCAACCTGCACCAGGGTATGGACACAAAAGGTATTCCTAAAAGTTTATTGATCAAACATAACGCAATTGGTCAATGTCTTCGTTCTATGTTAGACATACTTAAAAATGATAACGAACGAAACAACAAAGCCCCCGCATAACGAAGAAGCCGAATACAAACTAATTGCCTGTTGTCTCCTGGATGGGGACTACTCTGTTTACGATACGGTCTCCGTCATTGTTACACCCGAAGATTTTTATACCCTCAGGGGCAAGTTATTTTTCAGCGCCATAGCGTCCCTCGTAGAGAAGGGAAAGCCATTGGATGCAATCTCCTTGCAGGAGAATCTAAAAGCCTCCAAGGGCCTCGAAGAGGTCGGTGGCATGTCTGGCATCTTTTCCGTAATGGAAGAGGCTGAGACCCCCTTGCAGGCCCTGTATTGTGCCAAGCTGGTAGCAGAGAAGAGTAAGCTTAGGTCACTCATTCGTGGGTGCCGAGTTGCTGTAGAACAAGCTGAGTCCGAATCAGCTGAGTCCCAGGCGATCAGAGCATCCCTGGAGAATGATATACTTAAGGTTGATACTTTGGGCACGGACACGTTCTCCGTAGCTGGTTCGGCCGAAGAGATCCTTGAGGACATCCAGAAGATGCAGGACGGCACCTTCTCCCCCGACGTAGTAAAGACTAACATCGATAGACTTGATGGATACTTGGGTAACGGTGGCATCGCGGCAGGGGAGGTTCTTACCCTCGCGGCCCCTACATCCTGCGGTAAATCCGCATTGGCTTTATTCATAGCAACCAAGGCCATGAAGCAGGACAGCACACCCACGGCTTACTTCTCATTCGAGATGCCGAGGAAGCAGTTAATGAAGCGCATGATACAGACCATCTCTGGTATCAATGTAAGAAACATTCAGGACGGAGTAGCTAATCACCAACAGCAAGAGCGGTTCAAGAAGGTGGTCAAGGAGTCCGCGGAGCTACCCCTTTACACATCCCATAGCGTTAGAAACGCTGATGACCTAACCAGCCAGGCCCGTCACTTGGTCCGCAAGAAGGGCGTGAAGCTAGTGGTAGTGGACTACCTACAACTCATACCCTTTGACAGTAAGAAGATGGGTAAGTCCGAAGGCATAGCTGACATCTCTCACAAGATAAAGCAGATGGCTCTGGACCTGAACATCGCGGTTATCCTTCTAGCCCAGGTCAACCGAGAGGGAGCTAAGAGTGAAAGGATTAGACTCTATGACCTCAAGGACTCAGGGGACATTGAGAATGATGCGGACATAGTCCTTCTCATGTATCCATCCAAGGGTGACTTCGATTCCTCCAAGGGTAACGACAGTCACGGCCCTTACACGGAGTTAATATACAACGTAGCCAAGAACCGAGAGGGGCAGAGGGATGTAGGTGGACTCTTTAAATTCTATCATTGCACAGGGAGGTTTGAATAATGTCTAACAAAGGATCAGGTCGAAGACCATCTAAGCACTTCAGGAGTATTTCTAAAAACCTTAGAGAGATTATGCATATCACCCCCCGATCATTTATAGAACTTCTGAATGATAAATACAGCTGCTCAGTATCAATTCAAATAAGGGAGGCCTCGGAGTTAGGCAAGGTTATCAGAAAAGAACTTTGCAAATACCACAAGATTGGAAGTATATCTGGATGGGGCATTAACCCTGGAGGATGGAAGCACTCCAAGAGAGCGAAAGGATGGAAGTAATTATGGAATCTAATAACGATATGTTTTACAACGATAGGAAATCCGAAAAGAACTTCGTCGATTGGGCCTATGATAAAATCGCTGAGGAGATGAAGCGCATCGAGAAACTGGAGGAAGAGTTCGGGACATCGGAACACGTGCTGCCAAGCAGGGACAACAGATCCCCCGTGAGCCTAACAGAGGATGAGCAGATGCAGACGATTCACGATATTGACAAACTCAGGGACGAGGGGTACACATATAAGATCGCTTCCGAACTATGTAACATAGCTCCATCTACTTATACTAAATGGAAAAGAAAATTTAAGGCACAATTGGGTAAGCCCCAGGAGTAATCCAGGGCGGGGGGTTAATCATTGCCTCCTGTTTCATTCCCTGCCTGTTGCCTAGCCTCACCCCCTCGTTGATTGGGGGGTGGGGCTTTTTCGTTTACCCAGTCCTTGCACAAGGATTCGGCACTAGGATGCCCTACAAGGGGCTTTGTTTTATTTTACAGGGCGCCAGGTGGTATGAACAGTGGGTACTCCCCTTCGCTCGACTTACGTTTGAGTGTCCTTCTTTCCTTTACCTTCTGGAATCCGAACATACGATTGATTACGTCCGAGTACGGTGCGTATGCAACGAACTTGCTTTGGCTTAACGCTTTCTCTCCGCTGGTCACCTTCTGTAGTTCACCCGCCGCATCCATAGCCTGCTGGAAAGCTACTGGAGTTGCGTAATCAAATGCCGCACGGCCAATACCCTCGGTACGAATTTTGTATCCAGTATACCTACTAACACCAGCTATACGGAACACGCCGTCAAAGAGGTAATCATCAAGGTATCCTACTCGGCCAGCCAAGAGATCCTTGAGGGCGTCAACTGGGACACCAATTAGTAGCATGAAGGCCAGCAACTTGGTCAGATCCTTGGATGCCTTTAGTCTCTGTGCATTGGTTTTCCCTGGCCCAAACATATCCGCAAGCATTCTGTCCTTGGTGAATACCAATTGTTTAATCATGAAGGACTTCATTGCTACAGCAATTCTTAGGTTCGGGTTACCTACTACACCCATAGCCATTTCGGCCGAGGTGAGGGGCTGTGTCTCCGCTAGTTTATTAAACAGCAGGCTACGAACTAGGGCTGAGTCCTGGTCCCCCTTCTTTAGATCAAGAATCAATTGGTTCTGTTCCTCAGGGCTGTATCCCAGTGCAGTAAGTTCAGCTGTAAATACTTTGATCTTGGAGTCATTCCTGTCACTGAAGTAAAGGTTAGCCAGCTTGCGGTAACGCCTGTAGTTAGCTGTCAGGTTAGTCTCCTTCATGATCTGGTCCAGCTTGGTGAAACCAGTAGAACGAAGACCTAGGCGAACAGCCTTCTCAAGGAACTTGTCATCCCCTGCGAACTCCTGGCTAATCTTCTCGGTATCTATCCCGAAGGCAGAACCCTTGAGGCGACTCCCGAACATTGCGTTAAGCGTAGGAAAGAATCCATTGTCCAGCATGATGAACGGGAGGTCATATAACTGCGATAGGGTAGAGGTGAACTCAACTAGGAGTGTCCCGTATCCAAGCGAACGAGCTAACTGCAAGATCCTGGACTCACCTTTCTTGGGAGAAAGTATAAGTTTCATTATCTCAGGTATTGTTCGGTCCGCTTGCTCATCAATGATGGCACCCGAAGCACGTAGCTCTTGTATGAGCCTACCTAGCTTACTAGCCTGGTCCATCTTGGTTCCCTCCTTGTTGGTAACAAATCTGGATCCAATTAAGCTAACCGTCTCCGAAGCGGACACCATGTTGAAGATGTAACTCTCCATTGCTGGAGCTGGGTCCTCGTAGTATTGCAGAAGTTCATCGGGGATTTCCCCCTTAATTGCACGTTCGCGGGCATTGCCTGGTAGCATATCAGGGTTGCTTGCGGAGAGCTGTGTAATAAATTTGTCCCACTCCTGCGCTTCCTGCAGTGCAGTCTCCTTGCTTCCTACGCTTATGATTACATTGTCCTGAGCCGATAGATCCTTTAACTGTTGGCTTATTCTTTGAACCCCAGCCTGGTCACCATCATCACTAGCTTTCACAAGCTCTTCATTGAGGTCCATCATCTTGGAACGAACGACGAGTATCCTTTTGTTCCTGGCTTCAATGAAGTCCCTGAAACTATTTCCAACCGTCTTACCCCAGTAGGCTTTGACTGCCTGTAGTGCCTTGAAGTTCTTGATTCGACGCGGGAAGTAATCAAACAGATCGCCTACCTCTACACCTTGAGACGCTAGGTCGGACCTGAGTTTATCCAGGGCGGGACGAACAAGGTTCCTGTAGTCCTCAAGCATGCCGTACTTAGCCAGGAGTGCTTCCTGTTCAGCGGTGCCCGCGTCGGCAACCATTGGGCTATACATAAGGAGTTGCTTGAGTCTCCTGAGGTCCGTCTTGTTTTTGATACCCCGCATCTTCTTGAAGAACGGTGCCATCGCAGTCTGGTAGGACAGGACCTTGGACTGAATCAGTCCGTAGTAATCCCGTATCAGTAGCTTAAGCCTTGGGTGTATCTTACCTAGGACAGAACTAACCGTGAATAAATACTTGTCCGCGAAGTTAAGGTCAACCTTGCGCTTGCTAGGTGGCTTCCCTGCTTCGACCACATCCTGCGAAGTTATCTCCGAGTTCGGGTTCAGATCCACAGAGTTATTTATCGCGGCCCCTACTACTACCTGGTTACTTGGGCGCACTGATGGGTCAACTGCCTTGAGCAAATCCGCGGATGCCCGTATAACACCAGCTACTTCTGGGTTAGAAACCTCGGAGCCAAATGTTCTAGCAACGAATCCCTGTATTGAGCGGAAGAGTTTCTTGATCCTGTCAAATGATTTGCCTTCAGCATATACCTCAGTGATGTCCCCGTAAAGACCTTCCTGTATAACAGCTCTGCTGTACTCAGCGCCGAACTCCATGTCGTTACCTAAGTTATTATACACTCCAGCCAGGGCTTCTCTTTGCTCAGGAGTCAGGTCCTTGCCGAGCTTGGTCATAAAGTCCACCCAGACCTTTACTTTATTCTTACCCTTGTTCTGGTTAATAAGAACCTTGTGCATCGCAGCGTGGATTAACTCCTCGCGCATACCAGCAGTCAAGTAGTCCCTGGTGTTGTTAATAACAGCAACAGGATTGTATTCAATAATACCCTGCGTTACATTGTATTGCAGGCCCCTAGTGATTGAGTAATTAGCGACGATATCAACTCCTAGCTTGCGAGCTATGGGAGCAAATACCGCACTGATGAAGCGGTCCAGTTGACCAGCATTCTCAAAGGTTTTACCCTCGTTGATTATGTCAGCTATCTCGGGACCAGTATCGGTCCCAGCTGTTACTTCTTGCTGGAACTGAACATCCGCCATTGATGTTTCGGCGCTTCTTTCTACGGCCCTGCGAGGTCTGCCCATGGATGGTATCACATCAGATACTAGAACTGGGTCAGAGAAGAAACCTAGTCCCTCTCCCTTTATAACAACCTTGTAGCTAGTGTGTTCGCTTACGCCAAGCGTAGTAGCTGTAGATGGACCATCTTGATTTTGATCAAACTGAACGGCTGATACGATGGTCCCGTTCTCTAATCCATCAAGGGATGGGTCATTGAACAAGTCAACCATTGTTGAAATGTTAGGAAAGCCTTCTTCAACTAACTTGTCCGCACCAATCTTGCTACCCTTATTGTCTCCTTTTTTGTTTTTATTGTATCCAAAAAATGCAGCAGCACGGACATCAAAGGTTGCACCAGCAAGAGCTTTCTCGAAATCTTTTATGCTTTTAAATGGTTTATCTAATAGTTTGTTAGTCTTCTTTTTTGACTTTACGGCAGCCTCTCTAAGGTTGTTGGCAATCTCCAAAAATCTTTGCTCGGTGATATTCCCTTCTTTAATCGCATAATTTATTTCAGCCACATACGCCTTAAGGAATGTTAGATTAGCACGAAGGTTCTCCTTTGAGTACAGGGTAACTAAGCCTACCCCGTCTGTCTTTTTTACTCTATTTAAAAACCGAGTAAACATACCTTCAGAACTAAAGGCCCAGCCAGCCTTCTTCTCCAGATTGTTGCCCATAAATGGATACATTGGTCCACCTTGCAACTCTACGTTAATCCCACTGTTAGGGTTAATCCCAGTATATGTTCCTACCCTGGTTCTGTCAGAGAAGTAAGCAAATAACTTTTTGCCCGCCAATGAGGCCCTTGTAATTATTGGTGCATTTCCTTGAACGGGAGATTTAAATGGGCTGGCTCCAACAAATACATCGCCGTCAATGTCGGACTCAACGGTCGCTCCTTGTTCTGACTCAACACCCCTTTGTATTTGCTCATCCGTAAGGACTTCGTCACTTGTAATTTCTGGCTCCCCAGTTACGTCCACCCCTGCTTGACCAAGAAGATATTCAGTCTCCTCCTGTGTTAAGGCACCCTCTGGTTGGGGTGCGGCCTCTGGCTTTTTCTCTCTCAGGAAGTCCACAGCGGCTTTCTTCGTT